GGTTTATTCCGAAAGAGTTTTCAATGGCTTATATGGAATAACTTTGTTAACCAGCCTGCCATATCTTTATAGATAGAGCAGGCAAACACGGGTAAGTGTTGGGCAAAGAGATCAGTTGGGAATCTCGCTTATCTACTTGAGTTTAAATCTATATTCCCCGCCACAATAGAACGTTGGTATTGGTAAATCCAATATAGGGAACTCTATATTGGATTTGCCTTTGATAATGGTAAATTTATCCCATTCATTTTTTCCTGCATAAACAATGTATTTTCCATCATTTGTCCTTATTATATTATTGGGATCAACAACATTCATTGTTCCTTCATTTATACTATATGATATACAATGGCGATATAAGTTAGATCTTTCAGAGGCTTGCGCTACTAACCAATCATTGAATAACGCAGATTTGTTAGGCCTCATATACGTCCCAAGCAATCGCTTACTGTTACCTTGGAAATATAATTCTTTATTGGTTATACAATAAATAAATCCTATTAGTTTACCCTTATGTGTATTACAACAAAATCCTGTGTGAACACAGTGAGCGAGCCTGTCATAGTTTTCAATAGAAATATGATACGCTGTGTTTATAACAGATAGTATTTCTATTTTGTTTCGAGAATATAACTTTCTTAGAATTTCATCAAGTTCCATAATCTAATTTATTGGTTTAGGACAAAGATACTAAAAATATAATTTCATGTTGTTTAGATACAAAAAGAAATCAAAGCAAAACAAGCCTTTACCCTTGTTTGATAAAGCAGGGGTAACAGTAAAGAAGAAGCCGGATTTGAAAGCTAAACTCGACAAGGAGTTTTCCCTTTTCATCCGGCTTCGTGATTGTATGCCAAACGGTTCCTTCCGATGTATATCATGTGGACAGATAAAGCCGCTTACACAAGCGGACTGCGGGCACTATTTCAGTCGTACACATTTGACAACACGGTTTGATGAGAATAATTGCCATGCCGAATGCCGACACTGCAACAGATTCAAAGCTGATCATTTGGAAGGCTATCGGGTGAATCTAATTGCTAAAATCGGTCAACAGAAATTTGATTTGCTAAAAGTGAAAGCTGCCAGCACTTCCAAAATGACTGATTTTGAGTACGAACAGCTAATCAAGTATTACAAAGCACTTAATAAGAAGTTACGAAAGGAGAAAGGGTTATGAATGATTTGGAAGCAGGAACATTTGTCATGATGGTCAAGAATAATGATGGTTCATTCTCTCCGGTTGGATTAAGTAAGGAACAGGCTTATATAATCCGGACATTTCTTTCCAAACTTAGTGAGGATTCCCCTTTTATCATTAAATCAGAAGATAGATATGTACAAACTACGTGATTACCAACAGAAAGCCTCTGATGCTGCCGTTTCTTTCTTCAATAACAGGGCGAAGAAGACGAATGTTATCATGGTTCTGCCTACGGGGAGTGGAAAAAGTCTTATCATAGCGGATATAGCCGCAAGGCTTGACGGTCATACATTGGTTTTTCAGCCCTCAAAAGAAATTTTAGAACAAAACTTCAAGAAACTCTGCTCATACGGCATTCTTGATTGCAGCATCTATTCTGCATCCTTTAACTCAAAAGAAATAAGCCGGATAACATTTGCCACCATCGGCAGTGTGAAGAATCATCCTGAGCTGTTTACCCACTTCAAGAACATCATTGTTGATGAATGCCACCTTGTAAACCCTAAAGAGGGAATGTACAAGGATTTCTTTGATGCGGTAAAGTGCAAGGTTCTTGGCTTGACTGCAACACCATACCGTTTAAGCTCTAGCCGTGATTTCGGCTCTATGCTGAAATTCATCACCCGGACAAAGCCTCATGTCTTTTCAGAGGTCATTTACCATGTACAGGTATCAACCCTATTAGATTTGGGATATTTAGCAAAACTAAATTATTATCCAATGAATCCTTCGGGATGGAACGAACTCAATTTGAAAGTAAATACCACTGGTGCCGACTACACGGATAGGTCAGTTCAGAGAGAATATGAACGGATAGACTTTTACGGCTATCTCGTTCATATTGTCCAAAGGCTGATGAATCCCAAAGCCGGAGGAAAACGGAAAGGTATTTTGGTATTTACCCGTTTTCTGAAAGAAGCGGAGCGGCTTACCTGGTCTATACCCGGAGCCGCAATCGTTTCGGGTGACACCCCAAAAGGTGAGCGCGAAAGGATACTTGAAGCGTTCAAGG